TTAGGGTTGGCAGGAATCTGTTTAGGTCCCTTTTGCACTTCATGACCGCGAATGTATGGCATTTATAATCCTAACTGCTCGCCTTGGACGGGGGCCAATTTACCGGGCGCCCCGCCCAAAGCAAACAAATCAGTCGTGGACGACAGTCGGATTCAAGCGGACCATGTGGCCGCCGGATCGCATGACTTCCTCAAACTGCAATACGCCGTGGTCAGCGAAAGCCTCGGCAGCAAAGTCTTTCAGAAGAGCCGGGGCTTCCACCCACGAAGCGGAACCTGCGTGAGCACGCTCAGACATGGTCTCTTCTGGGTACTTCTCGAAGACATTAGCGTTGTGGTTAGTGCGGCTCGGTGCAGGCATGTAACCTTGCATCGCGCCCTTCTGGAACTCCATAGGCACGTCGGTGTCAGTAGCAAGACCTTCTTCAAAACGAAGTGGGCCGCGCTTGCCCGGGAGGGCCGAAGCCATCTCCCGGTCGTAAAAGACGTCCGCGTTCTCCGGAAACCGGGGAGCTGGGGCAATAGACATTCTTACTCCTTAAGGAAAGGTTGAGGTACCTCACATAAATTGTAAGGCTATTTATCACCCGAAGAAGGGCGAACTAGATACTTCAGCCTCCGGCATTGTCAAATCCAACGTCAAACAACAAGCCATTGCTAAGGCATCTGGGAAATCATCGTGCGCGTGCGCCTCGTCTGGAGCTTTAGCAGAGAAGTTTGGTCCTTGAAATTTTGTTTCCAGATCCGTCATCTGTTGGTAAAACCGCTTCCATGTGCGCAAACGGCGAGTCTTAGCGTGGGCAGGCCAACCAACCATCTTGCGGTCAATAAGGGCCTTAAGGTGCTTCCAACGCTTTGATTGTTCAGAGAGGCTGCTAGATAGGGAAATGACTTCTGCACGCGGTAGGAGCAGCTTTAGACGCTGTGCAACAGCATCTCCAACGCCATTAGAGTCCACGCCAATGTACATGACATTGTAATTGGCTAAGAAGTTGACAATTTGAAAATATTGGTCTTCCCAGTCATCCCCTTGGATTTCCAACCAATTGAGAATGCGGTGGTCGTAGTACCCAAACTCATCGGGACGATCCCAATCCACCCACACCACAGTAACCACGGTGGAGTCCATTTTCCGAGCGGGATCAATCCCCACAATAACTGGGGACTTAAACCAAGATTTTACAATCTCTTGGCTTGTGTCACCAAGTTCATCCATCACTGTGGATGTAACAAACATACCGCGTTCAAGAATCCACTTGCAGCAGTAAGACATCTGGAACTCATCTGAGTCCTCGCCAATCCTCAGTTTCTCGCGTTTGATGAAGCGCTCGTAGTTGGTGTTGACTTTTGAGACGTCCCGCCAATCCCATTGAAAGTGGTTCTGGCGACCCCGTCCAGTCTGGCGGCGTTTATTAAGCTGAATGGACCGGTAGAAGTTGTTTTTCGAAACGGTAGGGGTGCCAGTCTTGACCATCGTTCCAGAATAGTAAGCAAGCATAGGTGAAATGGACTTAGAAACAACGAAATCATCCGCCTCTTGACACTCGTCAATAACAATGAGATGGAAGGACTTAGATTCAATTTTTGCTCGCGGGTTAGCGGTCATCATCATAAGCGTGGAACCGGAGTTCTTTAATTTAATTTGGCGGGTAACGCCCGGCACTTTACCAAGGGAGTCATCAATTTCAGGATCTCCAAGGATCTCCTGCGCCCGCTCGCTGGTCAAGCGGTTGACAGTACGACCAAATAGGGTTTCTACCTGCCCTTCCACCGGCGCGAACATACCAATCCAAATACCGTTTACAAATTTGCCCAGAAGGTCAGGATACATTTTGGCTAGTCGAGGGAGCAGAACCATCAAGGTGGCGACTGTGTTGGCAATAGTTTCGGATTTTCCTGATTGACGAGCGGCAAGGGCAGTAATTTCCTCACCGTCGTTGATAATGACGGACTCCATGATCCGCCGGGCGAGAGGCTTTTGGTACGGGTGCAAGTCGTGGCCCACAAGGGCTTCCATGAACTGCATCATGTTATCAATAAGCTTTTTAACAAATTCTTTTGAGAGCTCATCAAGCTCTTCTTCGGGCTCCTCTTCTAAGAGGGCCTCTTCTTCATCGTAAAACTCTGCACTCATTGTTATCCATTTCCTTGGCTCGTTATTTTAATTTTACAGCAAAAACAAAAGACCCGGTCTCATACAACCGGGTCTTTTGCTGCCACACGGGAGAGGGAGGAAGGAGGCAGTAATAACTATAGCACGGATCTATCATGGAGTTCGTTAACTACAGCGTGTAGAGCTTCAGCGCCGTTGAGGGCTTCACGAAGAAAAAATAAGTCTCCGCTTTTGTCGTACTCCAACATGCAACGGTTGACTTCGTATAATGCGTTTTCAATCCACGGTGACAATTGAGCTGTAGGTATTTTCTTTACCCGCTTGGATACTTTCTCAGAAAAAGGCTTATCCCATTTTTTGTTTTTAAACATCACCACTCCAGAATTTCGCTGGGATCTACGTCCAGAGTGCGGGAACTTATTGCTTGCCGCAGGGCTTCTTCCTCGTCCTGCGGTTCTCCCCAAAGACCGAGTACCAAAGCGCGAGCAATGAACGGGGGCTTTAGAACGATGCATGTTCCTTTGCGCCAAGGTTCTTCCGTCTCGTTTGTCCACCCGCGCTCAACAATGAGTTTATTATGAAATATCGGATAACTCATAATATCGACGTATAGTTTTCTGAATGATTTCACCGTTGTGCTCTTGATCCTCTGCTCTTGTAGGCTTGCTTATACCGCTGCCATGTTCCACCAACACCTAGTTTCTTCACATAGGCTTTTAGCTGCGGGGTTAACCCCGCAAAACTAGCACGGCCCATATCTCCCCATGAATCCAAGGTCCGTCCGTCATCTCCTGCATATGAATTCATAAAACGGCCCGGAGAGTCAGATGACTTAAACAGATCCCACAACTCTTGGGGGACGTTGTAATAATTCCACCAGATGCCATCACGAAAAACTACGGTAAGGATTTGTTCATTGGGGTCGTATCCTGCGGCAAGGGTGCGAGGGCGCTGAGGATTTACAGATGGGGTATTACCAATCCATTCCGTGCCTGAATCCAGAGGGGAAGCAAAAGGCTCTTCTGTACCTAGACGGCGCGTATCGCCGGGTGATTTATCAAAAATAGCAACATACGGGTCGTCAAAAGATAAATCTTCACCAGTAGGAATATTAGCCATCTTCGTCTTCCAAACACTCGTGAAGGTCTACATTGTCCGCCAATTCACGCCCACCACACAAAGAGCAGATTAACCATTCTTCTGGTTTTGGGTTGTATGGGTTGATAACCGGGGATTGCTCAAACAACTCAGAAGGGAACGGACCAAAAGTTCTACCAACCCGTGCAGGCACGGCGTGAGCTTGCCGTGCCTGCACGTGCTTGATCACATACATGTGATCACTAAGTGTTACTCTACGACCGGCGCAGCGGCAGCGGAACCAACACCCACGGACGCATCAGCCGGGTTGGCAAACTGGGCGATAGGGCCAAGCAAGGCGCCAAGAGCAGCGGTGCCAATGGCCTTCCAATCGTGCTCACCAGCAGTCCACAGCGCAGCAGCAGCCGAGACGGCGGCATACACGTAAACCTTGGCAAGGGCAGCGAGCTTGTTATTCATTGTTCTCCTCAATATGTTGTTCGAACTTGCCCTCTAACTTAGCAAGTTTCGTGTCCACCTTATGAACATTCTGCTGGACATCTACTATTGTAGCCTCTATTCGGTTGATCGCGTCCCGCATGCTGGATCCACCATTAGGCTTATATTGGCCTTCTAATGAGTCAATTTTAGTATTAAGCTTGGCGAAGTGATGTGCAACCGCCCAAATTAGCAGAATAAGTTCAAGGACAAGTGCTACAAACGTAGCCCACCCTCCTGCAAGGCCCCAGTCCACAGTAAAGCTCCCATACTATTATCTTTAATGTATTTAATCTATTCTCTCATATCTTTTTTGGTTTGACAGGCCATCAATAGTATGGTTCTATAGAGGGATGCGGATTCGAATGATTGTTACTTCGCTAGCTCTGGTCACGCAGTTTGTGACAGGAGCTGCTTTTGCGAATACGCCGAAACCTAGTGTTTCCCACCGTGTGCAGCGCAAGGTTAACCCTGTAATTCTGCCCACACCAACCCCCACTGTTCACCGAACTTTCTCTCCTCGCGAAATCGCTAAAAGGGCGTCTAGGACCCGCGATTTGCATCAATGGTCTTGTTTGAATAAGCTATGGACCAAAGAGAGTCATTTCAATCCCAAGGCTCATAATAAGAGCTCAGGGGCTTACGGAATCGCTCAATTCATGCCTCAAACTTGGAAGAACTACGGAGTCAAAAAGACTTCGGATCCACGTTTGCAAATCAAATATGGTTTGCGGTACATTGAGAAACGATACGGGAGTCCTTGTGCAGCTTGGCGTCATCACCAAAAACACGGTTGGTA